ATCGAGAAGAGGTGGGTACTCAAATTTGACCTCCGCGAACGTCCAGTTGGTATCGGAGATGCGAGTGAGTTTGCGAGGCGGGTAGTTCGCGTGGGCGAAATACATAATGTCGTTGATCTGGCAGTACTGGATTTCGCGCAGATCAGCGGCGGCATACGGAGTGGCGAGTTCGGTCGCTGTCCCGGAAATAGTCTGCAATGTACCGGAGGGATTCCAGACGCGCAGGTAGCCCACGCCAAGCTCGATCACGAAGCGGGTCGTGGTCGAAAAATTGAACCCGATTAAGCGACTCTGCGTGGCCGAGGTTTTCGTCGTGCCAATGTACTGCGTGCCGGGTCGGCGGATGGCCCCGCCGTAGGGCATGATCACGAAGTTCTCCAACGTGCGGCAGGCCGAGCGATATTTATCCAATGAAGTCCGGGCGTCCACCATCGGCGAGACTTCACCGGCGTTGAAACTTGGATAAAAATCGAATTTCGGCATGTGTTACTTTCGGAGGTCGCGGATGACTTTGACGAGCGTGGCGAGGCCGACCGCGAGGCCGACCGTGACGCTGGCGAGGCGCATCCCCGCTTCCAAGTGAGGAAGGAGGGAGTACGCCGCAGCGCCGATGGAGGTCGCGCTGCCGATGAGGCCGGTGGCTGCGGTCTTGAGGTTCTCCATGCTCATTAGGAATTTGATTGTGCGATGAGTGACCCAACTATGCTCGTCGTGGCGCACTGGGCCAGCCTGTCTGTATTGAGCAAGTCGGTCTTCGCTTTGATGGCCGTGATGTTGGTGCTGACCGAGCTTGCAAGGCGGCTGGAGACGGTGGCATCGAGGTTGGCGAGCTTGGTTGAGTTGGAATCTAGCTCGGTGCGAATTTGGGCTACGGTAGGGATGGCGGTGATGGCGGCGACGACGAGGCTTTGGTCTGCGGGGTCGCTTGGGAGGTTGTCGGTTTTCGCTTTGATGGCGGCGACATCGCTGTTTGCTGGCGCGGTGTAGCTTGCCGAGGCGAGGCGTGTGCTGACTGCGGCATCCACTCGGGCTAACTCGGTGGCAAGTTCGGTTCGGACTTGCGTGGCGATCTGCGCTGGCGTTGGCACGGTTGGTGCGTTGGTCAGTGTCGTGACCGTGGCAAGCGTGCCGGATGGCGCGAGGCGGCTGGAGACGGTGGCATCGAGGTTGTCCAAGTTGCCAGCGCGGGCGGTGGTGAGCCCTTGCGCGGTGAGGGCGGATTGGACATCGGCGGCGGTAAGGACTGCCGTGCCAGTGGTCGCATCGACGGGGACTCCCAGCGCGGTCGAGCCTGCGGCTGGGATGTATGCCGATCCCGTGAGTGCGCCCGATGCGTAGGTCACGCCAAAGCGGACATCGGTGGCGGCTGGCATTGCGGCGTTTTGCGTGGCGTCGATGAGGGTTTTCGCGCCTGCGGTGTCGCAGTAGTTGAAAACGGCGACATTGCTGCCGAGCTTTTTGAGGCGGATGCCGGTGCCGCTGGTTGGCGACATTCCGTATGTGCCGTATTCGAGTTCTTGAATTTCGATGACTCCGAGGCCAGCATTGCTTGCCCCGACTACAGCAGCGAGGCCAGAGGCATTCCCTGGCCCGTAGGCGTTCCCAACTACACGGGTGGCGGTGATTATGCCTGTTGATGAATTTAGACAACCGGGTTGCAACGATCCGCCGGTTACCGTGCCGTTGATGGCCACGGTGCCGCCGACGCTATTGGCCACGCCGCACCCGCCAGCACCACCTGTCACGCTTCCATTGATTGTGAGCGTGTTGATGCTTGCGTGGAAAATCGCGTGCGCTGTCGTTGAGGTTATCTGCGTTGGTCCCGTGACCGTGCCATTGTAGGTCACTGTCCCGCCAGAGACATAGAGTCCATAGACACTATTTACCGTGCCGCCTGTGACTGTGCCGGACAGCACATTGAGAGTGCCGCCAGAGACGACAAATCCTGAACTGGCTGGAACGCCACCGCTACCACCGTTCCCGCCAACGATGTTGCCTGTGAAATTAGTCGTCCCTGCGGAGATGCTGACTCCATGTTGCAGTGCCGAGGTTCCGCCATTTATGTTGCCAGTGAGCGTGAGAGTGCCTGTCGAGCTTTTGGAAATCCCGTGTCCACCATTGGTGCTGGTTCCTCCGCGTGCATTTCCGACAATGACTCCGGAGGCGGTTCCGGTTTGGTTCACGCAGGCCGTTGCGGTGCTGCCAGCGAAAATATTGGCGGTCAATGTGACCCCATCGTTTAGAGTGAATGATCCGCCTGCTGTGGCGGAGGCGGTGTTATCATTCCGCACCTCGCCTGTCGCGCCGAGGTCGGTCGAGACATTGACGGTGATTGCAAAGGAATTAGCCATGAGGACATCGCCAGCGGCGAATGTGACCGCCGCTGCGGTGCCGCTGGGCGTGGTTGCCCAGACATTGGAGGCGTTGATGTTTCCAGAGAGTCGAGCGTAGTAAGTAGCCATGGCTTAGAGTCCTTTCGCTTGTATGTAGGATTGGAGAGCCGCTTGGATCGCGCCCACGGCTTGCTGTGTGGCTTCGTCGCTTCCTGCGATTGATCCGAGAGCGATGCCGATAGCGGACTCGTCAGCGGTGATGACCTCGCCGTTTTCGAGGCGGGTCGGGACAAGGCGCATGGCGACATTTGCGTCCGAAGTACCATCGCCGAGGTATCGTCCTGTGATGGCGAGGTTGAGCGAGTAGCGGTCGTAGGTTTTGCCGTCGATTTGGAGTGGGTTTGTAGCGTTCATAGGTTTATGCGTAGGTGAGGTTTTGTTTGTTATTCCAAGCGCCGATTGCGGAGCTTTCGGAGACTACGTCTCCATTGTCATTGGTTGTTGTTTTGGTTATGTCCCAGAGGGTCACGTCATAGACGCTGCCCGTGGAAGGAAAGTCGGATGTGGAAATGCTGGCGAGGTAGACGGTATTGCCGCTCAAGGCGAAGGCCCAGAAGCGCTCGACTGCTGCGCTGCCTCCTCCGATGGCATACACCGCGCCTGTCCCCGGATGGCGGGAATAAAGGACGTGATCGGCATGATTCAAGCAAATCTCTCCGAGACCTAAATCGCTAGTCGTCGGGATTTTGCCTGCTACCGTGGATTTTTTTGGGATGATGGTTGCCATTATGGAATGGGGTTGCCTCCGGGGGATCGAACCCCGGAGGCGGTGGAAGGACTAGTAAGTGCCTCCGTCGATGGTGGATTCAAGGGCGCTCACGCGAGCCGATACGGCAGAAACTGCTGATGCTCTTGTGGATGCCTCTGAGAGGATGTCTGCCTCTGCGGCGGTAACCCTTGAGGTAAGGGCCGTTGCGGCAGTCACTACGTTGTCGATGCGAACTCCGAGAGCGGAATCGGCAGAAGTCCTTGCGGAAGCCTCTGAAGATACAGCACTTGTGCGGGAGCTTACCTCTGCGGCGAGGTCGCTTTCGAGGGTATTGATGTCCGTCTCTGCGGTCGTTACTCTACCGGCGAGTGCCGTTGCGGCAGTCGTGAGGGTCGATTCCGCACCTGTCGCACGGGTCACTTCGGCTGCAAGGGCGCTCGATGCGCTGGCGGCGAGGCTAGTGATGGCTCCGTTGATAGTGCCATCGGCGGCTTGGAAGGCGGCGACGACTTCGGTGAGGGAGTCGAGGGCTGCGCCATCAACATTGCTCAACACATTGTCGATGCGAGTTCCGAGTGCCACTTCTGCGGCGGACGCACGCGAAACCTCTGCACTCACTGCCGAGGTGAGAGTGGATTCAGCGGCCTGCGCCCGTGTGATTTCCGAATTCAGCGAGGATGTCACGGAGGACACTGCCGAGGTTCTATCACTGATCTCTGTTGCCAAATTTGCAGAAACTACTCCTTCAGCGGCAGTTGCACGCGAAATTTCTGCATTTAAATTTGAGGTGAGAGTCGAATCCGCTGCGGAGCGAAGCGAGGCTTCTGCGCTGACCGCGGAATCTGCGTAAGTCTTTTTCGCAAAGACGTTTTCGCCACCAATCGCGAGAACGCCTTCTGCCGTTCCGATGAAAAGTGACTTGTTTAGTGTATCATAAGCCAACTCAGAGAGTTGCAACGATGAGGGCTGACCACTGCCCCGTTTGATTTTGATGCACTAAACAAGTCACTTTTCATCGGAACGGCAGAAGGCGTTCTCGCGATTGGTGGCGAAAACGTCTTTGCGAAAAAGACTTACGCAGATTCCGCGGTCAGCGCAGAAGCCTCGCTTCGCTCCGCAGCGGATTCGACTCTCACCTCAAATTTAAATGCAGAAATTTCGCGTGCAACTGCCGCTGAAGGAGTAGTTTCTGCAAATTTGGCAACAGAGATCAGTGATAGAACCTCGGCAGTGTCCTCCGTGACATCCTCGCTGAATTCGGAAATCACACGGGCGCAGGCCGCTGAATCCACTCTCACCTCGGCAGTGAGTGCAGAGGTTTCGCGTGCGTCCGCCGCAGAAGTGGCACTCGGAACTCGCATCGACAATGTGTTGAGCAATGTTGATGGCGCAGCCCTCGACTCCCTCACCGAAGTCGTCGCCGCCTTCCAAGCCGCCGATGGCACTATCAACGGAGCCATCACTAGCCTCGCCGCCAGCGCATCGAGCGCCCTTGCAGCCGAAGTGACCCGTGCGACAGGTGCGGAATCGACCCTCACGACTGCCGCAACGGCACTCGCCGGTAGAGTAACGACCGCAGAGACGGACATCAATACCCTCGAAAGCGACCTCGCCGCAGAGGTAAGCTCCCGCACAAGTGCTGTATCTTCAGAGGCTTCCGCAAGGACTTCTGCCGATTCCGCTCTCGGAGTTCGCATCGACAACGTAGTGACTGCCGCAACGGCCCTTACCTCAAGGGTTACCGCCGCAGAGGCAGACATCCTCTCAGAGGCATCCACAAGAGCATCAGCAGTTTCTGCCGTATCGGCTCGCGTGAGCGCCCTTGAATCCACCATCGACGGAGGCACTTACTAGTCCTTCCACCGCCTCCGGGGTTCGATCCCCCGGAGGCAACCCCATTCCATAATGGCAACCATCATCCCAAAAAAATCCACGGTAGCAGGCAAAATCCCGACGACTAGCGATTTAGGTCTCGGAGAGATTTGCTTGAATCATGCCGATCACGTCCTTTATTCCCGCCATCCGGGGACAGGCGCGGTGTATGCCATCGGAGGAGGCAGCGCAGCAGTCGAGCGCTTCTGGGCCTTCGCCTTGAGCGGCAATACCGTCTACCTCGCCAGCATTTCCACATCCGACTTTCCTTCCACGGGCAGCGTCTATGACGTGACCCTCTGGGACATAACCAAAACAACAACCAATGACAATGGAGACGTAGTCTCCGAAAGCTCCGCAATCGGCGCTTGGAATAACAAACAAAACCTCACCTACGCATAAACCTATGAACGCTACAAACCCACTCCAAATCGACGGCAAAACCTACGACCGCTACTCGCTCAACCTCGCCATCACAGGACGATACCTCGGCGATGGTACTTCGGACGCAAATGTCGCCATGCGCCTTGTCCCGACCCGCCTCGAAAACGGCGAGGTCATCACCGCTGACGAGTCCGCTATCGGCATCGCTCTCGGATCAATCGCAGGAAGCGACGAAGCCACACAGCAAGCCGTGGGCGCGATCCAAGCGGCTCTCCAATCCTACATACAAGCGAAAGGACTCTAAGCCATGGCTACTTACTACGCTCGACTCTCTGGAAACATCAACGCCTCCAATGTCTGGGCAACCACGCCCAGCGGCACCGCAGCGGCGGTCACATTCGCCGCTGGCGATGTCCTCATGGCTAATTCCTTTGCAATCACCGTCAATGTCTCGACCGACCTCGGCGCGACAGGCGAGGTGCGGAATGATAACACCGCCTCCGCCACAGCAGGCGGATCATTCACTCTAAACGATGGGGTCACATTGACCGCCAATATTTTCGCTGGCAGCACCGCAACGGCCTGCGTGAACCAAACCGGAACCGCCTCCGGAGTCATTGTCGGAAATGCACGCGGAGGAACCAGCACCAATGGTGGACACGGGATTTCCAAAAGCTCGACAGGCACTCTCACGCTCACTGGCAACATAAATGGCGGAACCTCGGCACTGCAACATGGAGTCAGCATCTCCGCAGGGACGACTAATTTCACAGGCAACATCGTTGGCGGGAACGGTGGTAGCGGTGGCGTTCCAGCCAGTTCAGGATTTGTCGTCTCTGGCGGCACTCTCAATGTGCTGTCCGGCACAGTCACAGGCGGCACGGTAAATAGTGTCTATGGACTCTATGTCTCTGGCGGGACAGTGACCTACAATGGCACGGTCACGGGACCAACGCAGATAACCTCAACGACAGCGCACGCGATTTTCCACGCAAGCATCAACACGCTCACAATCAATGGAAGCGTGACAGGTGGTGCTGGCGGGTGCGGCGTGGCCAATAGCGTCGGCGGCACCGTGGCCATCAACGGCACGGTAACCGGCGGATCGTTGCAACCCGGTTGTCTAAATTCATCAACAGGCATAATCACCGCCACCCGTGTAGTTGGGAACGCCTACGGGCCAGGGAATGCCTCTGGCCTCGCTGCTGTAGTCGGGGCAAGCAATGCTGGCCTCGGAGTCATCGAAATTCAAGAACTCGAATACGGCACATACGGAATGTCGCCAACCAGCGGCACCGGCATCCGCCTCAAAAAGCTCGGCAGCAATGTCGCCGTTTTCAACTACTGCGACACCGCAGGCGCGAAAACCCTCATCGACGCCACGCAAAACGCCGCAATGCCAGCCGCCACCGATGTCCGCTTTGGCGTGACCTACGCATCGGGCGCACTCACGGGATCGGCATACATCCCAGCCGCAGGCTCGACCGCGCTGGGAGTCCCCGTCGATGCGACCACTGGCACGGCAGTCCTTACCGCCGCCGATGTCCAATCCGCCCTCACCGCGCAAGGGCTCACCACCGCCCGCGCTGGCAACTTGGACAACCTCGATGCCACCGTCTCCAGCCGCCTCGCGCCATCCGGCACGCTTGCCACGGTCACGACACTGACCAACGCACCAACCGTGCCAACGCCAGCGCAGATCGCCACGCAAGTCCGAACCGAACTTGCCACCGAGTTAGCCCGAGTGGATGCCGCAGTCAGCACACGCCTCGCCTCGGCAAGCTACACCGCGCCAGCAAACAGCGATGTCGCCGCCATCAAAGCGAAAACCGACAACCTCCCAAGCGACCCCGCAGACCAAAGCCTCGTCGTCGCCGCCATCACCGCCATCCCTACCGTAGCCCAAATTCGCACCGAGCTAGATTCCAACTCAACCAAGCTCGCCAACCTCGATGCCACCGTCTCCAGCCGCCTTGCAAGCTCGGTCAGCACCAACATCACGGCCATCAAAGCGAAGACCGACTTGCTCAATACAGACAGGCTGGCCCAGTGCGCCACGACGAGCATAGTTGGGTCACTCATCGCACAATCAAATTCCTAATGAGCATGGAGAACCTCAAGACCGCAGCCACCGGCCTCATCGGCAGCGCGACCTCCATCGGCGCTGCGGCGTACTCCCTCCTTCCTCACTTGGAAGCGGGGATGCGCCTCGCCAGCGTCACGGTCGGCCTCGCGGTCGGCCTCGCCACGCTCGTCAAAGTCATCCGCGACCTCCGAAAGTAACACATGCCGAAATTCGATTTTTATCCAAGTTTCAACGCCGGTGAAGTCTCGCCGATGGTGGACGCCCGGACTTCATTGGATAAATATCGCTCGGCCTGCCGCACGTTGGAGAACTTCGTGATCATGCCCTACGGCGGGGCCATCCGCCGACCCGGCACGCAGTACATTGGCACGACGAAAACCTCGGCCACGCAGAGTCGCTTAATCGGGTTCAATTTTTCGACCACGACCCGCTTCGTGATCGAGCTTGGCGTGGGCTACCTGCGCGTCTGGAATCCCTCCGGTACATTGCAGACTATTTCCGGGACAGCGACCGAACTCGCCACTCCGTATGCCGCCGCTGATCTGCGCGAAATCCAGTACTGCCAGATCAACGACATTATGTATTTCGCCCACGCGAACTACCCGCCTCGCAAACTCACTCGCATCTCCGATACCAACTGGACGTTCGCGGAGGTCAAATTTGAGTACCCACCTCTTCTCGAT